GATTTCGGTGAAGTCGAGTATCCGATGACAGTTCAAGACCAGATTATGAGAGATGAGTTCGATTTGTCCCATAATCTCACTACTGAAGCAAAACTTATGGTAAGAGACAATAAAGACCTTTCCATAAAAGAAGCGCAGAAAATAATTGACGATAATAGAGAGGAAAATGAGCAGAGAAACCAACAGGGACTCTTTAATCAGCTTCGCCAAGGAGCTTGATAGATTAAACGACGTTAATATTACCCTAAAGGGTAATATAGAGGAAATTTTAAACGACCCTAGGGCTTGGGCGGAGGAACAAGTATTAAAAGCGGTTGGGCAAAACCTTGAGAAGCTTGTTGAGGCAAGGGAACTCGGAGAAAAATTTGTGAAAGAAATCGATGAAACTTGATTTAAAAAGTAAAATAGACGTATTACCTAATAACGCCTTAAAGGAAATCAAAAAGCTATATAATAAACACGCATCAGACTGCGCTACCTTAACTAAAAGAATGCTTAAAGAAAATCTTAATAAAGGGCTTGGCGCTGATGGCTCCCCTCTTGAACCGTTAAAAAAGAGCACAATATTGGTACGAAAAGCAAGGGGAATTGCTGGTCGAAAACCGTTAAAAGCTACTGGAAACTTATATAAAGGGATAAGAACCAAAAAGAATCTTGTTTTAAACACTGTTGAGTATGGTCAATACCAAAACGATGGATTTACTCCTAAAAAAATACCAAAATTTTATAAAGATGAGGGCGGAAAGCTTAAAGTAGCTGTTGGAAAAAGAGGCGTATATCTCGTGGACAATGATGAACGAATAGAGGTTCCAGAAAGAAGATATTTTGATATTCCAACAGGGTTTTTTAAGAGTAAAAGATATAGAACTTTACAGAAAAAGATGTTTGATGATGCGGCTAAAACAGCTAACAAGCTCAAAAAGCAGATTTAAGTAAAGAGACTTTATTCATAAGTTATGCCTGATGAAAAAGACAGATTTGGAAAGCTTGATAAGCGAGATAGAGAAATTGTTCGATGGGTCTCAGAAATTCTCATCTGGGAAATTCAAGTCTTTGATGCAAGAATTAGACAACAGGCTGAGATTCTTAGGAGAGCTGGCGTATCAGAACAATCAATTACTGGGCTTCTTAGCCAAGACCTTGGCTCCAGCGGGCGCATCTTTGGAGAATTTAAAAGCTCCATTAAGCGAGGAATTGTTGGAGGAATTATGCAGGCTTCACGCCGAGAACTCTATCTGGGGGGAGACGTAAGATACAGATGGATAGTTGCTCAAGGCGTAGAGAATTGCGAAGATTGTCTAGGAAGGGCTGGTGAAGTGGATACTTGGGACAACTGGATGGCAAGAGGGATGCCTGGAACAGGTTGGAGTGTTTGTCGAGCAAGTTGTTATTGTCAAATCGTTCCTGAAAAAACTGACATAGACGATGTCATAAAAATAAGGGGTAAATAATGCCATACGGTAAAGGTACTTACGGTAAAAAAAGGGGCAGACCTAAGAAGAAGAAGCGTAAGAAGAAGTAGCTTTATATTATTAAGCAGAAGCCTCTAATTTTTTTAATTTATTAAGCCAAGCTTCTCTTTTTCCCTTTGACCATCTTCCAGGCGGAAGAAGCTTTAATCCAACCTTCTCAGCTCTTTTCTTTAATTTATAATTATCACGTCTTGTTTTTAATTGCTTATCTTTCTTTTTTTGCTGGGCAACGGATAGATTAAGTTTTTGTTTTTCCTTCTTTATTCTTTTATTGGGAGTATCGTTACTTTTGTCACGCTCAGGGAGTTTGTCTAAATCGTATTCAGCTTCAATAACTTCAGCATCTTCAAATTCGACTTCATTTTCAGCCTTTAAAAACTTTTCAAAAGGCGAATCTACTTGAACATGGACGTTTTTTACTAGCTTTCCGCTATGTTCCAATACCAATCTACCCGCTTGGACGTTTCCTGTAAGGGCTTCACGAATCATCGCCTCTAATACGGAAGGCAGTTGAAAGCCAAACTTAGTCATATAAGTTTCATAAACCGCATCAACAAAATACGGTTCTTTTTGCCAATCGTAGACAGTGGTGGGGGTAACACCGACATGGGAAGCTATTTCTTTCCTAGTTGAGCTTGGATTCATGGCAATATATTCAATCGCAACACGCTGTTTCGGGGAGAAAACCTTGGATTGGTTACTCGGCTGTAAAGTGAGACTTCCGTTATCCTTCGATTGTTCCATAAATCCACATATTACTAGACTTAACTATTTTAAAAACTGGTTGAATTCTTTTGCTTCCCATATATAATATTATAATTATTATTTGTAAAGGTAATAAAATATACTACCAAATTACAAGAAAGTAATATTAGTCGTACTTTAATTTATTTTTTTATTTTCTGTTTTCTTGGTTTTACTCTACTCTATTTTGAGGGGAGTGCTGGTATACCAACACCTTAAAAATCTATCCGCCCCTAACCCCTCATATTGTTAGACTTACGGGTTTCGTGCCTGTAAGTTCAACAATAGCAACACTTAGAAGATAGTAAGTCATTGATTGGATAGAGTGGGGAGGGTGCAGGAGGTTACCACAGGTTACCACAGGCAACCACAGCCACAACAACAAACACCAACCACATTACAACCAACTAACACAGGTACATATAAGCACTGTGTAAATCTAATTTACATTAATTGTAAATAAAACTTGCAATTGGGGCTGGTATTGTTTAATGTAGACTATGGATTTGATAAACAAACAGAAACAACAAGAGGAGTTAACAATGGAAATAGAAAATAAAAACCCAATACTAACAATAAAAGGTTTTGGAACAATGAGATACCAACAGATAGTTAGTGAAATAAATAGAAGAGTTTTCGGAAAAACACAAAAGGAATTTGCCGAACTTAAAAGGGTAGACTTAGATAACAAACTACCTAGCGAAAAAAGAATAATAGGACAGATGTTAATTACTGTTGCCGAATATGAACTAGAACAAAAGCTGAATAAATGGAGAAAAGAAGAGAGAAAAGACAGGATAAGCAAACAGAAACAAGAGGAACAGAAACAAAAGGAAAAGAAACATACCAATGAAATGTTGGAATATGCTGAAGACATAGACCAACAAGCGAATTCACAAGGTAGAAAATCCTCTTTTGATATTAGGGAAAAATTAAACCCCGTTCCATTTACAGAAGAGGTTAAATAATGGAATTTCTAGCAACCTATGAAAGCCATTTTACAATAATTTTCTTTTCCCTCTATAGCCTATTGGCTACGGTAGGGATTGAGAAACTAACCTACAAAACACAATTAACACTGTTAACAATCTTAATTAGTGCAAATATTTTTTGCGCATTCATAATCTAAATAAAAAACAAGAGGAGTAAATAAAATGAGTAAATACAAATTACTTAGTGAACCTAAGTTCAATTACAAGGCTAGTAAAAATTTGAAGCTATTTGTTGACAGCTATTTTTTAAGTCTTGCGCATTCTGACACAAGCGGACACAATGTTTGTCCGTTTGCTAATCAGATAAACAAAAAAGAAAATAACAAAAACAAGAGTAATTGTTCCGCTGTTTGTGTTGCTAAAAATGGCAAAGGAAATATTCCAGTAGTAAAAAACGCAAGAACAAGGAAAACAAAATTGTTTTTTGAAGATAGGGCGGTATTCATGGAAATGCTTTTAGAAGACATCGAAAAAGCAATTAAAAACAGCGAAAAAATTGGACATGAACCCACTTTCAGGTTAAATGCGTACAGCGATATTTTGTGGGAAAAAATACGCATTAACAGCCCTGGAAAGTCATTCAAAAAAGGTAAACAAAACGGAAAAACAATTTTTGAAATATTTCCAGATGTTACCTTTTATGACTATACAAAAATACCAGACAGAAAAACGCCTAAAAATTATCAATTGACATATAGTTTTTGGGGAAATAAAACGCATTACAATAAAGCCATTAAGAGCGGTTTAAATGTTGCAATGGTATTTGATACCCAAAACAATAAAAAAGCTCCATTACCGCCCAAATTTGACGGAAAAAAAGTGATTGATGGAGATGTAACCGACCTAAGAACCAGGAAAAACGACGGAAAAAACGTAATTGTTGGATTACGGGCAAAAATGAGTAAAGCAAATATCAAAAAAGAACTTGAAAAACCAGTTTCTTTTGTTGTCAATGCATAAAAAAAATGTCTTTAATTTGGCTTTTTTCACTGTCAAAAACGCCCTTGTTTTGGTTGGTGTCTATGAAATATTGGTTTTTGGCTAGGATTTGACACCCTGGAAAATGTCGTATAATTAATATTATGTATAATTGAAATGAACAGAAAAACCGCCCAAATCAAGCGAACCTGGTGTAAATCCTTATATCTGAGCACCCCCCAAAAATTCCCCTTATATCTGAGCACCCCCCAAAAATTGCTTTTATATTTGGAGTTCGTTATAAAAATGAAAAGTTCAAAAATTAAACTTATTAAATAAAAAAACAAGAGGAGAACAAAATGGTTGAGAGATTACACAATACGATGGATTTAATGGAAAGGATTGTTTCATTCCTAGAGGGGTTAAAACGACTTAGTTATATTGAAGACTATGTTGTAACCCATACCATTAAAGAGTCGGAGGAAATAATAAAATTAGTTGAGGAACTAAAAACAGCGTTATGGGAAAACGCTAGAGAGGAGACAAAATGAGTGAACCATACTGGAGTCCTGAAATGGACAAATTGTCGGAGTGTTGCGGAGCAATATCTTCGGTAGAAATCACAGATAACCTTGGCTGTTGCGCTGAATGCGGTGAATGGTCAGGATTTGAAAAAGAGGAGAATATAAAATGAAAAAAATAATACATTGGACTATTAAATATACTTGGGAAGACGGAACGGAAGAATATGTTTCTGATATACCCGATTATGTTGCTAAAAATGTGGATGAATTTTTAACTTTTTTAGAAAAGGAGGAAAAATGAGCATAGGAATAGAAAGCGTAAAAAGAGATATGTTGAAAATGATGGACAAACTGGATGACCATGAACAGATGTTTATAAATCTACAGCGTAAGCATATAGATAATTATAAACTGGTCAACGATAGAATAACTGAACTTTTCGATATAATAAAACAACTAGAAAAAGAGGAGAGATAAAATGATACTGAAATATGAAGATATTTCGCCATATCGGATAAAAGCATTCGGTGATTATTATTCAAAAAAACTAGAGTGCGAACAAATATTTCAAACGATTGAAGAAGCTTCTAAAATTGCTAAAAAGGGGGATTGGCTTTGTTATATTTCTTTGTTCGATAAAGTATTGTACTACACAACATGGAAAGAGCCAATCGGGATTACTTCATTACATCTTAAAAGAGGTTCTACAATTGGGAAGTGGAATGAATTAACACTAATAAATAAAAAAGGAGAAAAATAATGGTTATAGATGTTAGAAGTGATAAGTCTGCATATGTTATAGTTGGAGATTGGACGTTTTATATAGACGACTCTACGGACGAGGCTATTGTAAATAGATGGCACAAGGATTTTCCAGAGGATACGGTAGAAATGCCAACTACCTGGAAAATGCATCCATGAATGACATTAAAGCAAAAGAACTTAAAAACGACTGTAGAAGACTCTTCGGCAATACAGACGGCATTGAAGACAGAATAGCAAACCTGATTATATATCTTATAATATTGTTTATATTATTTGTAATATATAGCAATTCTTAAAAATGCATAGTAAGTTCTTTTATAATAGGAAGAGGGTTATGAATAAAGTAATAGAACACTTAAAAGAAAATGAACGGAGCTTATCTTGGCTTAGTAGGAGGCTAGATATGTCAAGAGTAACTTTATCAACATGGGCAAGCGGTAAAGTTGCGCCTAGCTATGCTTATAAATTGGCTATATGTTACGTTCTTAATAAGCCTTATGAGGAGTTATTTAAAGAATAAAGGAGGTATAATGCCAGTAACAATACATGGAAAAGAATACAAAACTGTTGCTGAAAGACTGTCTGGACTTCATGGTGATGATGACAGTTGGTCTTTGACATCAGAACTTCTTCACGTTTCAGAAGATGAAGTTATAATCAAGGCTACTCTGACTTTCAGCAACGGTAGGACTTTTGAAGGCATCGCCCACGAAGACAAAAGCGCATCTTATATTAATAAGACATCCTATGTTGAGGTTGCACAAACTTCAGCTTGGGGCAGAGCGTTAGCGTGTGCGGGATATGCTGGTACTGAACTAGCATCTGCTGACGAAATGGTTAATGCGTTAAGGAACCAAAAGTAATTCGTGTTCCGAGGCACGAACAAGGGCTTGGTTGATTGTCGTAACTGTGAAAAGGGCGACCATCAGCGAATCTA